CATTTCCTGGTGAATGAAATCGAGGCATTAGGGTCTGATGTGCGGCTCTATGCTTCTCGCGACGGCGGGAGTACCTGGCAACAGGGGAACCTCGAACAGCTTGGCAATCTTGGGACATTAAAACTGTGGCGTGCAGCAGAGATTGACGTGTCCGGACAACCCTCAGGGCAATCGCTTGCTTTGCGGATTGTCACCTCGAATGGCAAGCAATATAAAATTCACGCTATTGCTGGAAATGGAAGAGTCGCATCATGAGTTGTACTGTCGTTTTTTATCACGACACGCCGGGGGAATCGTTAACGCTGACGTTACGTAATAACGCTGGTGCGATTGTCAATAGTGGTGGGACATCCTTCACGGAGGGAAGCGGACTACGCTACACAGCTAGTGTGTCACAAGCATTGGCCGGCTGGTACATCGCCCAGATTTATGATGCGGATGATGATGTCATTTATACCGGCAGCGTGAAAGTTGCAAATGACAGTGGTAGCTATCGGATTGATGATCCACAGGCGGGGATTCCTCCGGCCGCGCCGAGTGCATCAGTGATTGCGACCGCAGTCTGGGAAGCCACTGAGCGGACGTTGACGGAGTTTGATTTCCCGGTTGATGTAGCGATCGATCCCGAATTGTTGCAGGACGCCTTGCAGGACGCCTTCGGGGACGGCGTGGATGTGCGGAGTTTCTCGACTCCTGCGCTGGCTCAACTGGCGGGGAAGACGATCGTGGTCAGCTATACCGCGATCGTGAACAATCAGCTGCAGCCCCCCATTGTGCGGGGCGATACCTATTCCGCCGCGATCGGCAATCCGATCGATCTCTCCCACAGCGACTGGCCTGATCTGCCGGACGGGACAGCGATCAAACTGAAAGCCTCTCAGAAACGAACGGGGCAGGCATTCGATGTGGATGGCAGCGTGATTGTCGGAACCGGTGCCAAGGTGATCCGATTTGAAATGACTTCCGCGCAGACCTCTGGATTCATGGCGGGCGTCTACAACTTTGAAATCATCGCCACGATCCCCAGTGCCAAGCCGGTCCATCTTGTCGGTCCGGAGACCACGCTCCGCGTGCTGGATGGATTATGATCGGGGATCGGGGATCGGGAATCGGGGATCGGGATCAGGCGGGCAGATGATACTGATCGCCGTCCAACAGCTGGGCGGGAGTGGGGATTTCGGAGCTGTCTTGAGTTGCGCCGGGATTCATCACTGCGAAATGCTGTCGCAGACTTCCAAGAGTGGAATGCACCATGCGAGCAGCATGGCCTTTTGCACGCCAGCCCAAAGCCCAGGCGATATTTTCCATCGTCCAGCCGTGACTGTAGAGCGTGACGGCTGCCAGCCGGCGCAGGCGGGCAGGATCGTCTCCGGCCCAGTCCCGATGGAGCTGTAACAAAAACTCTTCGGCATCGCCGCGCGGGGCGGCCTGTGTGCCGTCAATGTGCCTCATGGACATGGATTTCACCAGCGAAAGGGTAGCGGGCGCACCGCGGGGAGGGGACAATTGAGGGGCGTCGATCGACGGGGACCGCCCCAGGCCATGGAAGTGCCGGAGCGGTCCCTTTTTTTACCCCTGGTCAATCATCCGGTCCAGTGGAGTTGATCGGCAATTTCTGCCGATACTCCCGGAATTGCAAAGTTTGCAAATGCTGCTCAGAGACGTCGAACACCTGATCCGTCCGGGCGATCTGTTCCTGTTTCGCGGTCGCGCACTGCATTCACGGCTGATTCAGCGTGTGACCCGATCTGTCTATTCACATGTGGGCATCGCGCATCGACCTTGCACCTCCGGACGCTGCTGCCTGGACGTCTTGGAAGCGCGGGAAGGGACAGGAGTGGTGACGCATCCACTCCACTCCTACCTGCAGCGGGGTGATGCCGTTGACTGGTTTCAGCTGCACGAAGACGTTTCGATCAACCGAGACAAGGTTGTCCAGTGGGCGTGGGATCGCCGCGGCAATCGCTATGCCAGCTACCACCAGTTGATTCGATCCTTCATCTCTTTGCCGCTGGCCCGGCTGCTGGGCCTCGACACCAAGATCGATGATCGCCGCTGGTTCTGTTCGTTTTTCACCGCCGAGGCCCTTCAGGCGGGCGGCTGGATTCCACCAGGGGACGATCGTCTCCCAAATCATCTCTGTTCCCCCGGGGGCGTATCCCTCTTCCCCTGTCTGCAGCGGATGGGTCCGCTGCGTCTCAATTAAAAAGGAAGCCAAGATGTCTTATTCAACTGCCGATCGCTGGCGGCACAACATTCCCGCAACCGACCGGCCCCGTTTGCGGATGCCGCTGTTTGCCTGCCTGATTTCGGTGCTGATGATCATCATTGGCATGGGGGCAATGGTCTCCCTCGCCAGGGGGGCGGATTGGCATCCGTCTTCAGCGGTGACGCAGACTGCCGATCGACCGGTCACTCCGGAGCTGGTAATCATCGGACAGAGCGGTTGCATTCCCTGCCAACAGCTGAAAGATGCGGCCATGAATGGCGCGATCAGCGGTTACCAGATTTCAATTGTGAACAGTCAGGATCCACTGTATGCGGAGTTTCTGAATGCGGTGCCTCCCTTGGATCAGCCGATGGATCCCAATCGTGTGGGAGCCGTGGGGCGGCGTCCTGTGGCGGGACAACTCTTCCCGATCACATGGATCCGGGGCGCGAACCACTACTGGACCGGATACACGCCAGAAACATTGGCGGGCCTGCAACAATATCTGGCGAACTACAATCCCCGGCGTCTGTCAACGGCGGTGTCTGGCAGCCGGGCAGCGAATGTTGTCTCCCCACAATCGCCCCCCCAGCAATCGCAACTGGCGGAGGCATTTGAAGGGGTCTGTCTGGTGGTGACGGTCGCCAATCTCTCTGACCAGATGCCGGACTTCCGCGCGGACGTGGCCCGGCGGGCGGATCGGGCCTTGAGCGAGCTGGTTCGACAGACAATTGGAGACAAAGCGACGGCCCGCATCATCGCCCAGGTGGCTGATCCAGACCGCTATGACGCTGTCTGCAAAGCCAGCGGCGTGAAGCCCGGCGCCAACGGGATTCCGGTTGCCTGCCAGCTGCTCATTCCTGAACAATTCAAAGGAATGCAAGGGATTATTGCCGCGAAAGCGGAGCAGGCATTAGATCAACACTTTCTGGTTCCGCTGCAGAGCGCCGGAATCAGCGTGATTATTGAGCGGATCCATGGGGAAACCTATGGTGCCGTACTGGAAGCGGCCACGGGTGATCCAGTTGGCGATTCAAGCCCCTTGGACCCGGAGCAGGTCGTTCCGTTTGGGGTGGCTGCCTATTTGTCTGAACGGAGCAATCTCGCCAGGAAGCTGCTGGCCATGCTGGGGCTGTGCCGGGAGTGACCTGACTTCCAATGCCCTCACTCTTCATCCTTCATTCTTTTACTTCTTCCCCTGGAGTTCTCCATGTTTGGAATCCCGATATCCGTCATCCTGGGCGTGGTCTCAGGATTTGCCGTCAATGCTCTGGGCGTGCTGACTTCGCCCGGTGGGTCAATGGTGCTGAAGCTGCTGCCGTCTGCCATTTCTCTGGCTCACACCGTGGCCAGCGGAAAGGATGCGCGCACCGCGGCTGAGAGCTTTTTAGAGAAGGTTCCCGCCGCCCTGGCCGCGAAGCACAAGCCCGAGGAAGTGAGCGAAGATGTCAAAGCCCCTGCGTCCACAGCTGCGAACAAGTCAGCCAAGAAACGTTGACGCCCCCTGTCCAGCACCTGGGATTACGACTCCCGGCGTGCTGACGAAAATCATTGACGGCGACACCGTCGATGTGGAGATCCGCCGTACCGTCCGTGTGCGAATGCTCGATTGCTGGGCTCCGGAGAGTCGGACGAAAGACCTGACGGAAAAGGCCCTGGGGATTGCCGCGAAAGAGCATCTGGCGGAGATTTGCCCTGTGGGATCGCCGGTCACGCTGTTCATGCCGACATCGATCGACGGGCATATTGATTCTGTGTTCACCATGGGCCGTGTGCTGGGGTCGATCTGGTCGGCAGATGATCCCCGAGACCTCGCCCAGCGCCAGCGGGATGCCGGTCATGCCACCCGCACTCAGGAAGAATCCCAGTACAGCGGAGCCGCCAAGCGGAAACGCAAGAAGTCTGCCGGCTAATCACGTCATTTTCCCCTCTCATTTCTCCCCTCTGCACGGAAGCCCCCAAATGTTAACACGCGAAGAATCGGAGACGTTACTCCGGAGCCAAGTGGCGCTCCAGAATGCCGTGCTGATTGTGCTGGATGAAGTCAAGTTTCTCCGCCAGCAGGTGGCGGAACTGACCCGTTTCGACTGTCCCCCCGGAGTGCGGGCGGCAGTGCAGCTGACAGCGGCACTCCCCGATTACATGGCCGGATTGGTCGTTGATCAATTCGAACTGATTCATCAATCCGTTCTCGATCGGATTAAACACGAGCAAGGAAATGTCCATGTCCCAGCCCCGGCTGTCGAGTCATGATGCAGGGTCGACAGCTCCGCACGCGAAAGCGTTCGCGGCGTCCATCCGCCAGCGACCGACAGCGGAGCACGAGTTCCCAGCGTGGCTACGACGCGAGATGGAGGAAGTCCTCCAGTGCGTTCCTACTAGCTCCTGTGAATGCACTGTGCAGGGAGTGCCGGAAACGCGGGAAGCTGACGGCAGCCACCTGCGTGGATCACATCATTCCCCATAAGGGAGACCGGCATCTGTTTTGGGACAAAACCAATTGGCAGCCGCTTTGCCATCAGTGCCATTCGATCAAAACTGTGAAAGAAGATGGCGGCTTCGGGAGACAGATCAAACATGGCACGCACTCGCAAACGCAAGATGCTCACACCAGCCCTGCAACAGGAACTGGCGATGCAGATTTTGGAGATCCGGGAAGAGGGCCAGCGTCTGCGGGCAGAGCATGACAAGCTGCTCTCCCGCCTGCTCCAGAGCGTGAGGCCCGGTGATGTCATTGACCTGCCTGACAGCGCTCATCATCCGCGACGTCGAGTCACAGTTGCGGATCCGTTCTTGGATCAGTTCGGGGGCATTGTCCCCGTTGTTTTACATCAGCCTGTCCAGCGGTTCCGCCTGGACATCGAAACCATTGAGGAGACGTTATGCCCGAGTTCACCAGACCCGTCCGCACAGGCCCAGGGCGAGCCGTGACAGTCTCGCTTCAAGTCGATGATTATTGTCTCGCCAAGAACGAGGCAGAGATGTTGGGGGTGTCTGTGAGTGCATGGATTGCAGGCATGTTGGCACAACCTCTTGACGTTCTGAGAGCGGCTGCCGAGGCGGCATCTCAACCGCAGGAATTTGAGGAAAATACCGGTGAGACGGCGTGATTTTGCGGGTTTTGGCACGGTCGCTGATCGACCGCATCGAAATGCAGCAGAGGGGGGGGGCGGGAGGTTGCCCGGCCCCCAAAGAAACCGCACTGTCTTCAGCTCGCGTGTAATTTGGCAGAAAATGGTGGGGGGGGCTTGGAGGCGGGGGGCTTTTGTTTTTCGCGATTCATTTCGCGCGTGAAAATAAAGGGTGAACCAATTGGCTGGAGTGAAGGGCCGGAGTGGGCGGAGAAAAAAACCCGCTGCCGAGAAAAAGAGGCAGGGGACGTTTCGCCCGGATCGGGATTGTGACGCCGTCGATTTCCCCGCCGACTCCGGCCCGCCGATTCCCAAAGGCTTGCATCCCAAAGCCGTCAAAGAATGGGAGCGGCTCGCGCCGATCTGCATCAAGTTAGGTCTGCTGACAGATGGCGACTGGATGGCGTGGGAGGTTGGTTTCTGTGCGTATTCCACGTGGTGGGAAGCGCGTGAACAGATTAACCATCCCAGCAAATGGACCTTCATGACCGACAAAGGTTACGAGGGGATGGTCCCGCAGATCACCATCGCCAAACAGGCGGCTGCCGGAGTCATGCAGTTCTGCCGTGAGTTCGGACTGACCCCCTCCGCGCGCGGATCACTCAAGATCAACCCGCCCGAACAGCAGTCCGCCGACCCGATGGAGGCAATGCTCAATTGACAACGGCACGCCGCAAGCCTAGTCGGTCACGCGCGTCGGCTGCTCCGGTCTCTCCGCATGCTGCTGACATTGCTGCCTATATGAAGGGCGTTCTCTCCGGAGAAATCGTCGCCAGTCGGCGGGTAATTGCCGCCGTCAAACGCCAGCTGCGGGATCTCGAGCGGTCACGCAAGGACTGGGAGTTTGAATTCGATCCGGCGACGGCTGATCGGGTCATCAACTTTATCCAGTGCCTGAAGCACACGACGGGCGAATTTGCGGGCCAGCCGTTTCTGCTGATGCCGTGGCAAAAATTCGTCATCGCGGTCTTGTTCGGCTGGCGGCATAAGACCACCAAGCTCCGCCGGTTCCGCCGCGCGTTCATCACTATCGGACGTGGCAACGGGAAATCCCCGTTGGGGGCAGCCATGCTGCTCTACCTGCTCTGCGCGGACGATCCTCCGGAGCCGCGCGCCGAAGTCAAGATCGCTGCCACCGAACGGGGCCGCGCCGCGGCGAACAGTGGAGCCATGATCGTCTTCAATGAATGTTGCCGGTTCATTCGCCATTCTCCCGCTCTGTCACGCGCCTGCAGCATTCTCACGGAAGCCATCGTCTTCAATAAAACCGAAGGGGTCATTAACCCATTGGGTAAAGAGGCAAAAACTAAAGACGGATTTAATATTCATGCGTACCTGGCTGATGAACTGCATGAGTGGCGTGAAGAGCATCAGGGGACATGGGATAAGCTGGAAACGGCGATGGGGAAACGCCGGCAGCCGCTGGGGATTGCCATCACTACTGCCGGCACGAATTACAGCGTGCTCTGGAAACGGATTCATGAGCAAGCCACAAAAGTTATCAAAGGTGTCTATGCGGATGAGAGGCTGTTCGTTTTCCTGGCAGAAATCGACATCGAAGAGGACGGCTTGCCCGGTGATGATCCATTTGATCCGGAAGCGGAAGCCAAAGTCTGGCCGAAAGCAAATCCTAACCTGGGGATCTCTGTAAAAACCGATCACCTTCACGAACTGACCAACAAGGCAAAGCATGATGCCAGCGAAAAGTTTTTACTGCTGCGCTATCACCTGAACGTTTTCACAGCCGGTGTCGAACGCATCATGAACATGGCCGAATGGGCGGCATGTGATGAGCTGGAGTTACCGGAACTCGACCGACGTGTTTGCCATGGTGGAATTGACCTGGGTTGGCGTGACGATTTGGCGTCTTTCTATCTGTGTTTTCCTTTGCCGGACCAGCGCTATGCCGCGATGGGGTGGAACTGGATTTGCGAGGATGCTCCCAAACGAGATTTGTCACGGGAGCCGTGGGCAACATGGATCAAACAAGGGAAGCTCATTGTCACACCCGGGGACGTCTTTGACCCGGCACAGATCATTGCCAAAGTGGCCTGGGCCAAAAAGCGGTATCGGTTGCAGACAATCGCACTGGATCCCAATAACGCCCGCTCCGTCGAGGTGGAACTGGTCAATCGACATTCCGTGCAGGTTTATAGTTGCGGTCAAAACCCAAAAAAATTCAATGAACCGATCAAATCTCTGCTGGAAACGGTCTCTGATCAGCGACTCGTTACCGGAAAAGATCAACTTTTGGCCTGGGCGGCATCGAACATGATCGTGCATATCGGTCGTGATGGACTGATGATGCCGGACAAGAAGAAGTCCATGGAGAAAATCGATCCAATCGTGGCTTTTCTGATGGCTTATAGCGAGTGCCTGTATGCCGGCGCACCGAAGGCGGCGTACAACGAACGCGGACTGCGCCGCATTCGGGAAGTTTCGTCAGATTAAGGGCTCACTTTGCGGAAAACTCACTCAGTATGGCACCCTTCGCCCGCCCTGCTCCGCCAGCGGGCAGGAAAACAGGCGGAAAAACGCCAGCAAAGCCCCATGCAGCGGTTTCTGACCGCGCGGCGGATGGGGAAGTCCACCGCCAGCAAAATCGTCATCAACGAAGACACCGCACTGAAAATTTCGGCGGTCTTTTGCTCTGTGCGGATCCTCTCCGGGCTGATGGCGACGATGCCAATCGATGTTTACGAGCGCAAAGGAGCCGGCCTGTCCGATGCCAAGGTTTCCAGCCATCCGCTGGCGGAATTGCTGGGGACTCGCCCGAACAGCTATCAGGTGCCGGCGGTATTTGAGGAACAACGGCAGGCCCATCTTTCGCTCTGGGGCAATGCCTATAGCGAGCTGATATTCTCCCGCCGGGGGGCGGAGGTGATCAGCGCCATCAATCATCACCCCTACAACGTCGAACCGTTCTGGGACGATCAGAACCGGGCTTACGATGGTCTCCCTCGTCTGTGCTACCGGATCGCCGGGAAGGAACTGACGATCGATGCCAGCCAGATGAACCATGTTCCCGGCTTCGGGTTTAACGGCATCGAAGGGTTATCGACGCTCTCCGCGGGGGCGGAATCATTCGGTCTGGCCGCCAGTAATGATAATTTGGTCGCGCAGTTCAACGGCAATGCAGCGAAGCCGTTCTTGATCATTACACATCCCGGAGTGCTGGACGAAGGCCCCTACAACAGGCTCGCGCGGGATGTGCGCGAGGAATATTCCGGGGAGAATTCGTACGGAACATTGATTCTGGAAGAGGGGATGGAGGCAAATCCCCTGACGATTCCGTTCAAGGATCTGCAGCATCTGGAATCGCGGAAATTCCAGGGCGAGGAAATCACCTCGCGCTGGTTTGGTCTGCCCCCGCATCTGGCGGGATATCTCGACAATGCCCACTACGACAATATTGAGGAGCAAGACCGGGCATTGCTGGTGTTCACGCTCGCGCCGATGATTTTGCGTCGAGAACAGGAATGGAACCGGAAAGGGTTCAGCCCCGCGCAGCAGGGCCGGTTTTATGTCAAATACAACGTGGACGGCTTGCTGCGGGCACAGCAGAAAGAACGCTATGAGGCGTTCAAATCCGCGATTCAGGCCGGCTGGAAAACCGTCAACGAAATCCGCAAGCTGGAAGATCTCCCGCCCATTGCTGGAGGTGATGAGCTGCCCCGGCCCGCGAACATCTGGGGGAAGCCGGATGGGGCTGCGCCGGGAGTCGCAAAAGACCAGCGGGAGTTTCAGCGGCAGATTGAAGAGCGCACGGATGCTGTCCCGGTCCCTGCTCCCCAGATCGATCACAGGCTGGCCGCTCTGACGCTGGATGTGATTCAGTCGCTCCAGCAGGCGGAAAAGATCCACGCCGAGCGGGCCGCGCGGCATCCGGATGCGGCCATTCGCATCCGGGAATGGTATGAAGGACATGAGCTGAAAGCCCTGGACAAGCTCAAGGGCTTGCAACCCGAAGCCCGCGCCGTGCTGGCTCATTACCGCGAACACCGGGAGCAGCTGCTGCGGGCGGTTTCCGATGCCGATCCGTTCCGGGCCGTGGAGGCCTGTATCGCAGGCTGGAGCGATGATCCACAGCGGCTGGCGAAGCTGCTGGCCACATAAGGGAACCGCCATGAAGAGACAGACGGCATCCATGCTGTTTCATGTCGCTTATAGAAAGATCATTCAATGAATATCGAACGCCGATTTTTGCAGCTCGAAACCCGAGCAGATGAGACTGACAAGAACACCCTGACCGGCTACGCGGCAGTCTTTCACAAAGATGGGGACGCCGGCACGCAGTTTGATCTGGTTCCGGGGCGGTACATTGAGCGCTTTGCCCCGGGGGCGTTTGATGAGACGTTGAAAAGCGATGACATCCTGTGCCTGTTCAATCACGAGCGGTCATTCGTTCTGGGACGCAACAAAGCGGGGACGCTGACGCTCTCTGTTGATGCACGCGGTCTGAAATACAGCTGCGCATTGCCGGATACCAGTTGCGGGCGGGATATGCGGATTTCGCTGGAGCGGCGGGACGTGTCCGGCAGCTCCATTGGTTTCGTGGCGGAGCAGGTGACCTGGACTGAAGTGGAGGATGGCCCGACGATCCGCCTGATTGAGCGGGCGAAGCTCTTTGATGTGTCTCCCGTGACCTATGCCGCCTACCAAGGGACAGAAGCCTCTCTGCGTTCAGCGGGGACGCTGGATGACAAGTTGCAGGCGGAGCTGGATGCACTGCATTCGAAAGGTCGGGAACGCCGGGACAGGATCCGCAAGCTGAAGATCGCAGAACTCCGCCAGAAAATGTGGTGCTGAATGGGCAGCAAAAAACCACAGCCAGTTCCCGATCGTGCCAAGCCGCCGCCACCTCCGCCGCCACCTCCGCCGCCGAAGAAGAAGAAATGCTACTGCTGCAAATGCTGTTGCAGAGGGTGCTGTGAATGAATCGCAAGGCCGAACGCTGGGCCGCGAAGATCCGGCAGATGCCCCCAGCGGAGCGGAAAGCGGTCATGCTGCGGTTGATCGACGCGATCCGTGGATGACCTATCGGAGCTCCGTCACCTGCAGGCCCAGCACGCTGGCCAGCTTGTCAGCGGTTTCCAGCTTCAGAGAGCGTTCGCCCCTCATGAAATAATCAATCATCTGCGGGCGGATGCCCGCCTGCTGTGCCAGCCGATAATGAGTCTGGCCCGATTTGGTGATCGCCTTTTTCAGGGCGTCCGTGATGGTGGATTGGCTCATTTTCCTGCCTCCAGCAGTTGACGGGCATTCTCGGGATGGCCATCGAGAAGGGCGCTCAGGGCCGCTTCCAGCGCCTTGACGCGGGAGTCCATGTGTTGCCACATCATTTCCCTCGCCTGCTCCAGATTGTCCGCGTAGGCCGCTTCTTCTTCCGCAATGATCCGTTGCTGGTAGGCCTTTTGTTCCGGTGTGGCTTGCAGGATCACGCGACGGCTGCCGGATGCCTTGGCCAGCCTCGCCTGTTCAAGTTGTTCCGAAGTCAGTTCAAACTTGTCCATGATCAACGCTCCACTTCAAAGGCTGTGACAGGTTCCAGATAGGTTTCATCAATCTGTTCATAAACGCAGAAAATCCAGCGGCCGTCTTCCAATTGTCCCTCTGCGAAATGCCGCCCCGTTTTCCGGGTCAGACCGGTCCGGGCCGGTTTCATTACAACAGACTCAAATTCATCGGGAGTAATGCCATGCTGGGCGACATGATCAATCGTTTCTTCCGTCCACAGGCAAATGTACCAAGGCATTTTTCCGGCTCCCGTTGTGATGGGAATATTCTATCTTATTTGAGACAGATATCTCAAGTGAGATAGAGGGAGGTTTCGGGATTTTTGGGAAAAAGAAGGGCTGCCGGCTCTCTTTCCCCTGGTCAATCACGTTTTTCGCCCCCTCTGCGCACCGCCCCCCGCAGAGGGTGCAAGCGGGTGAAAACGTACAGACGGATTCACCCCGGTGATGGTTTTGGCCCCCCGTGCAACGGTTTGGAGGCCGCAAGGATGTTTTCGGTGGCGCGGGTGCGCCAGTCCTCATGGAGGGGCAATGGATCCTTTTTTGGATTTGGATAAAGAGCTGGAGTTTTCTCAGTACGAAGTGCGCAGTCTGATTGAAGGCCGCGTCAAAATTCTGGCGGAGCTGGAAAAACTGGGACCGGGCGGTAATCTCGCCGATCCGGCTCATGAGCAGCGGTATGACGGGCTGATCGACCGGGCCACGAAGCTGGATGCCTATCTCGATTCTGCCAAGCGTGTCGAGAAGCGATCCAGCGCACTGGCCGCCCTGCGTGCCAATGGCAACAAAACGACCGGCAGCGGCGTCCCCGCCGTACCTCCGCCGGCCAACTACCGCGCTGCAGAGCCTGCGGAAGAGCGGGATCTGCTGGAAAATCTGGATGGCGGTAAGCACAAATACAGCATCCTCAAAGCAGTGGAGTGCATCCGTTCGCATCGTCCCGTGGATGGCCTGGAGGCCGAAGTTTCTCAGGAGATTGAGAAGCGGACCGGCAAGGCGGCCACCGGGTTTTATGTCCCCTGGACACTGCCGATTTATGGCTCCGCGCCGGAACAGCGGGCCTTTGACTCAACAGCCGGAACGGGACTGATCCCGAAAATTCAGGCCCGGACGCTGGTGGATGTGCTGCGAAACCGCATGGTCATGGCCCGCATGGGAGCCACCATCATGAGCGGCATGGTTGGCATCTTCGATCTGCCCAAGAAAACGGCAACCAGCGCTGCCTACTGGGTTGCCGAGGCCGGTGCCCCCACTGCCAGCAATGTGACGGTCGGTCAGATTGAGTTCACGCCAACCACCGTGGGAGCTTATACAGACGTCACCCGGCGGCTGATCAATCAGTCCAGCTTTGATGCCGAGAAGATCACCCGCGATGACATTCTGGCTGTGTTGCAGCTGGAACTTGACCGGGTGGGTCTGAACGGCTCCGGCAGCTCGAATCAGCCCAAAGGAATTTTGCAGGATTCCGGCGTTTCGGCGGTCTCCATCGGGACTGATGGGGGAGCGTTGACATTCGCGAAACTGGTTGAGCTAGAAACAGCCGTGGCCGCCGCGAATGCCGACCTGGGGACGCTGGGATATGTCACCAGCGCCAAAGGGCGCGGGCAGGCAAAGACAATCAAGAAGGATGCCGGCTCTGGCATTTTCCTGTGGGAAAATGATGAGATGAACGGCTACCGGGCGATGGCCTCGAACCAGATCCCCAGCGACCTCGAAAAAGGGGACGGGGAAAATCTGACGGCGGTCATCTTCGGGAACTTCGCCGATGCCGTGTATGCCATGTGGGGCGGGATCGACATGAACATTGATCCGTATTCGCTCTCCACCAGCGGCGGCGTGCGGATTGTGATGCTGGCGGATTGCCAGTTCAAACTCCGCCGAACGGAATCGTTCGCGAAGATTGTCGATGCCGCCACGACATGATGAGGATGAACCTGACGGCGGGGGCTGCGGGCCGGCCCCCGCCGGTTTTTTTCGGCCCCTGAATCCACGAAACATTTCTGTATTAACAAATGTGAGGCCCACATGAGTGCTGCCCTGGTCACTGTCACGCTGCTGATGGGAATGCTGATCGGAACTCGCTGGATGAAGCCGGGCGAGACGATCGACATGGAAGAGGACTACGCCAAAGAACTGGCTGCCATGAAACCGCCTCGGGTACAGATTGGCGGGACCGTTCCGCAAGCTGCTCTCCCCGCTGATCATGACAAGTCCGGATCCGAGATGGAATCTGATCCAGATGCGGAATCCGACAGCCAGTCGGACAATTCTCTGGAAACATTCGGGTTTGCCGGGAAAACCCTGCACCTGTTGCAGGCGGCGGGCATCAGCACTGTGACGCAGCTCCGAGAAACTATTGACGCTGGCACCAAGATCGAAGGTGTGGGCGAAAAGACTCTGGCCAGCATCCAGGCGCAGCTGGAAGCGGCTGCCGAATAGTTTGACGGCGGGAGCGCCCCCGGTGTTCCGGGCGCGGCAGCAACGGCGTACACCGGCGCGAGACGCTGCCGCCCCGCTGGTCTTTTATTTTTTTGAGGATTTGCATGGCCTCGCTGGTTGTCTTAACTCCGCCGCCGCTGCCGCTCTCCGCTGCCGACATCCGCGCTCAGTGCCGGATTGACGACAACGGAGAGGATGCATTGCTGGAAGAGTACATCGCAGCGGCGTCACGCGAAGCCGAAGAGATCACCGGCCGTCCGGTGGGGGAAACGGTCTATCAATTGCGGCTGAACCGTTTCCCCCTTGACGGAGATCCGATCCTGCTGCCCCGCCCACGTGCGGTCACAGTGGAATCGGTCACGTATACCGATCAATCTGGAGAGTCACAGGAGCTGCCGGCCGAGTCACGGCAGGATGACCTGTTCAGCGAGCCGGCGCGGATTTATCCCGCCGTTGAATCACAGTGGCCGGAGACGTTGGCCGGGGCCATTAATGTCGTCGTGATCACTTTCACGGCTGGCGCTGAGATCGTTGACCCCTTGTTTCTGCAGGCCATTCGGCTGGCAGTCGGGGACTGGTACGAGCACCGGGAAAGCACAGTCGACGGCAAGCTCACCCAGCTGCCGAGCCTGCCCAACGGGTTCGATCGATTGCTGAGAACACTTCGATTCCGCTCTCGCGAGCTGGAACGTTTTTTGATGGATCACTGAGGAATTGAGACATGGGACATTGGCTGCTGCCCTGGCTAATTGGGCTGAGACCGAAGGCGAAACCGACGCCAAAACCGTGCGAGCATCCCATCGAATATGTTCGGAGGATGCCAGTTAATCCGCCCGTGCGCGATGAACTCAGGGCAACCGACTGGCAGGAATGCACGAAGTGCGGCATGCAGCGGCTGATCCATCACATTGCCGAAGACTGGCAGGTTCCTCGAGTCACACCCTGACTCAGTCACGCTCTTTCCTGACCTCTTTCCCCTTTCCCCTCTCTACCTCATGTCTGCCGGTCAGTACCGTTATCGCATCCGTATTGAGGCTCCCACGCGCACCGTCAATCCTGACGGGCAGACGGTGACAGTCTGGCCGTCCGAACACGATGCCCCCTTTCTCGCGCTCTGGGCAAACTACTTCATCAGTAGCGGAGACCAAGGGGAGCATCACAAACAGCAGCAGACGCAGGTGAATGCGATCTTCCGCGTCCGCAGCACACCGGCAGCCAGGTCAGTCACGCCAGGAATGCGGGTCCGGTTTCGTGGTCAGATCTATGAGATCGCCACGGCGGAGGACATTGACGGACGTAACCGGGAAGTTGTGATTCAGACGACAGGGACTCGCGCAGCATGAATATTCAGGCGGCAATTCGTTCTCTGCTGGTGGCTCATGAGGAGATCAGCGATCTGGTGGGGGATCAGGTTCGTCCCGACAAGTTGTCAGAAAAAGACTCTCTGGCGATTCGTCCGGCCATCATCCTGGAGCTAGGGACGTTCAGCGATCTGGCCGACCTGAGTGGAACCAGCAGCAATGAAGCCGATGGCACCGTGCTGATTATCTGCTGTGCCCACACCCGGGCGGAAGCGGGAGAGGTAGAAGCCACTGTGAAATCTGTCCTGGATGGTTATCGCGGCGGCAGTTCCGGGCTGTCGTTGGAAGCCTGCAAATATCAATCGACCAGTTACGAGCATGAACCACCGGATGAAGATTCTGATTCAAAAGACTGGTATTTAAACGTGGCGACGTATTACGTGTTCGCGCGGGCTTGAAGTTGATCAAAACAGGGGGCATGACATGACAAAATATCCAAGTATCGGAACGCTGATTCAGACGGCAATCTCCAGCGTGCTGGTAACCGTGGCAGGCGTGACGGCGATCAACTTCCCGGACGGCGAAGTCCTGTTCTGGGACGCCACGGCGCTTGACTCCACGTACGTGGAAGATGGCGAACTCGCGGGGTTGTCGACAACCGGGGAATGCTCCGGCGACGGGTTCTACGATCCGGCCGACACGGTGCAGATCGCGCTGTTCGGTGATCTCACCAGTGGCGGTGCTTACCGCGACTGGGCGATTGTGCGACCGGCTGCCGACCCGGAAGACCCTCCCGTTCCGGTCTGTTCTTTCAATGGCTCGATTAAAAAGTTCACGCCGAAAGCGGCCGTTAAAGACGGTCTCAAAATCGACTGGGCCGTGAAGCTCCGCACGATCGCGGAATATAGCGACGGCACTGAAGAAGGCGGCGGAGAAACCTGAGACACCTTTCGCGATGGCCGGCAGCCCCGTCAGCAATGACGGGGCTGCCGGCCAGTGAGTTTAGTTTCGGCAACACCTTTAATTCAGGAATCGACCATGCCGCCCATTAAAAATGATTACCGCGTCCGCCTGATTAAAGACTGCCGGGCGATCAACCCTGAGTTCAATCCATTACAGGAAGTTGGACCGCAGAATCCTCGGTTTGTGACGTTCAAAGCGGGCCGGGAACTCTCTGGTCCCCATGCGTGGCTGCTCTGCCGGCCGGACGCTTACTTCGATGACGTGAAGGCCGAGCCTCTGGACGATTTCACGCGCGCCCGCGTGGAGCGCGAGGAACGTCGTTCCGCCGCGATCCTGGCCGCCCGCGAAAAACGCCTGCAGGCCGAAGCGGCGATGAAAGCTGCCAAGAAACGTCGTAACCGCTAATACACCCGGCGCACCTCTCCCCAGGCCGATCACGTCTTGACCTGGGCGACGTGCATCAAGGCCGGGTCTTTCTCCCTCTTCTTTTCTCTGGAATTCCTCATGGCTGTCACTCGTGAAAAACTGCTGGCATTCGGCAAAAAACGTCGATTCGAAACTGTTTCCATTCCAGGCCTGGGCGACGTACGGATTCGATCGCTCAAGGAACTCGAGCGCTCCCAATTTGAGCGGGACTATCAGGGGACTGACAATCCCGATCGACAGCTGGAGGGAAAACGGGCACTGATTGCAGCCTGCGTGTGCAATGAGGACGGGGAACCGCTCCTGACCGCTGCTGACATTGCCGAGTTGGCAGAGCATGACGGCGCCTTCACCGGGTTTCTGTTCGATAAGTGCTGGAAGCTGTGTGGGTTTTCCCGACTCGACATTGAAAGCATCGTGGGAAACTTACAGATGACCCCCGCCGCCGATTCGCCGTAACACTGGCCCGTACGTTTGGACGCTGGGACATTGATCAGTTCCTGAGTGAGATCGAACCGTACCAGTTTGATGAATGGTATGCCGCCTATCTGCTCTCTCCCTGGGGAGAAGAGCGGGAAGACTGGCGACTGGGCATGCTGGCCTGTGCGATGGAGACGCTGTTTTGCGCACATGCGGGCGTTGATCCCAGCTGGGATCTGGGGGATTTTCGATATGGATCGAACGACGACCCGGAAGATGATCCCGATTTTGATCCACTGGCAAAAGATGCACAACCGGCAGAAATGCAGATTGCCATTTTGCAGCAGGTGGCTGCGCGGCACCGGGGGCGATGATGCAGGGCATGGAAGAGCTGGAAGCGGCCATCCACGATCTGGCGAATGAGTTTCCCAGACAGGTTTCCACCGCGTCCGTGAATGCGGCCTTGGGAGTGATGGTCCGTGCTCTGCAAAGGGCGGCCCCCACGGGCAAGACGGGAAAACTCCGCCGCTCTCCCGGAAAGACCGTGAAACGCCGATCCGATGGAGCGGCGGGGAAAGCCGGGTTTGATGTGGGACAGAGTGCGGCCACGAAAGATGTGCGCGGACCTCATGCGCATCTCTACTATCTTGGCACACAGAAACGCTATCGGACCGGCTCCAAGGGGAAACCGCCCAAAGGGATCGGCGGGCGGTATCGGCCTGTTGAAATGCTGATCCGGCGCGGGGTCTATGCGCCGGATGTGGCGAAATACAAACGCCGAACCGGTTCGGCGCCGGCTCATTCTGGAATGGCTTCCGTGCTGAATGCCGCTGTGCCCGACGCGATGCAGGCGATGGTGAATGTTGCGGAAAAGAAGCTACAGGATCTGACGGAACGGGGGAAATGAAGCATGGCCACGATCGGGGACCTGGTTGTCAAACTCCGTCTGTCAAATGGGACGTTCCGCCAGAACATGCAGGATGCGGGCCGTCAGGCCCAACAGCTCGATTACGACATCGTGAAGCTCGAACGCTCCACGTTGCTGGCAGAGGACTCCACGGCCCGCCTGGGACGGGCGATGGCTTCGCCGATTTATCGGGCGCAGCAATGGGCCACTGCGCAGGCGAAATCCAATCAATCCGTGATGCAGGCCCGGGCCGCCAATGATCAGCTGGCTGCCGGCCTCGCCAACTCGACAGTGCAGACCAATCTGGCCACGCAGGCCAGCTTGAAGCTGGACCGGGAAATCATGGAGACCCAGCAGCAAACCAAGCTGCTGGCCGCCACGCAGGCCGATGCATCGATGCAGGCCAAACAGCTCGCGCTGTCCGAGGCCCAGGCGGCGCAGGCACTGGTTCAGACAAAATCTGCCACCGCGCAGCTGGCAATATCCGCAAAGAGTGCCGCAATAGCCGAAAGCAATCTGGCCATGGCAGCAGAGCAGATGCTGCAACGCTCGCTGCAGGCGGCGCAAGCACAGCAACAGTTGGCCACAGCTACAGAACATTTTGGGAGAACAGCCACAGTCAGTGCAGCCACGATGCGCCGGTATCGGAGTGAATTTGCCAAGGGGGCTGCCGCAACGGCTGGGCTTGGCATGTCGAGTGGCAAGGCTCAGCTGGCAATTTCTCAACTGATCTTTGCTGTGGATGATGCATCTACAGTGTATGGCACTGCTGGACTTTCCGGCGCTGTGCGTGCTGCGGGGAACAATCTGACGATGTTCGCCAGCCTGCTGGGTGGACCATATGCGCTCGCCGCTGCCGTGGCACTTTCCGCTGGCATGCAGCTCTATTTGACGTTCACTAAAGAAGCGAAAGCCGCTGATAATGAGACAGAAGCAATTAAACGGCAGATTGCCGCGCTGAGAGAACGTGCGCATCTCTTGGGTGTTTCCACGACTTCCGACAAGGCAAACAAAAATGTCGATGAGCTGCGATCCGAACTGCGTGAAATCGAGATCCAGAAAAAGCTGCTGCAACAACAACAGTCAGACGCACAGAATAAGTCCCGCATGGCTCACATCGCTGACAAAGCCACTTATTGGAACTATGTGTCTGGCGGTATTAATTCTCAGCAATACATGTTCGCCCGGGCTCACAAAGATGAAATCGCCGAAGCTGTCCGACAGAGGGACCTTGCCAAAGCTGCCGCACAGGAATTGATTGTTGTTGCCGAGCGTCAATCACAAGCTGAGGCCCATATTAACGCACTGCTCAAACAGCGATCTTCTCTCTACAAGAGGGAAACCGGCGGAGCCATTGCCGAACTGACTCGTCAGCAATTGGAATTCAATGCGCAGAATGACGCGAGGCGAGCCGAAGAGCAGAAAAAACAATCAGAGACTGAACAGCAAGCCAAGATCTCCGTAATGAGGTGGGGGTTTGATCAACAGCGTGAACGCTTCCGGGAGATTCGACCAGATCTTGCCCAAAAAATGGATGTTGCAGATCAATATCGCGAGCGCATGACACAGCTAAATGCTGTGGGTTTGGCAATGCCGAAAGCGATGCGTGATCAGATTGCAAACGGTTTCTTGGGTTCCGCATTGCAGCAGATGAAAAAATTAAGTGTTTCCGACCCAGCGCGCGGACCAGCCGGTCTTGAGCAGGGCAGTCGGGAATCGCTGGAGCGGATCCGTCAGCGTGATCTTGAGCGATCCGCACCAAAGCAGACTCAGGAACAGTTGCTGCAAGAGCTCGTTAAGTTGATTAAAGCATCCAGCACAATCGAGAAGACGCAAAATGAAACGCTGTCGAAAATCCTCATAAAACAGCCTACGGCATCTGATCTTCGCTGACATTCTCGCTCTCCGCGCACCGCGACGACTCGGGGGCGGAGGGAATCGTTATGGCAGTTGTTGGAACTCCCCGGGAAGTCTCGGGACGGCCGGGGGGCATGGTCGGGACGCTCGATTCTCGGACCGCACAGCGGACGTGGAACATCACCGTCAATTCTACGGCGGATGATGCGTTCACCATTCACGCGTCCGTTGGCGGGCTGTTGCCGGGTCTGTTCGCCTCGCATCCACAGAATCTTTTTTTTACGTGCCGAAGCCTCCGCTACGAAGAGACTGACAGCCGGTTTCACTGGCGGGCAATCGCCGATTATTCCTGTTCGCCACTGAGCAGAGAAGAAGAAGAGCGGGCCACCACGCCCAACCCGATGGATCGAGCGTTGCGGGTGGAAGTGGATTCTGTGGAGTTCGAGAGATACGCCACGAAAGACATCAATGGCTATGGTCTGGTCAATTCGGCGAACGATCCCTACTCCGCGCAGGCGGTGGAAGATTCCCGCACGGTACTGATGATCGAGCGGAATATTGCAAACTGGTCCGGTGGCTGGGAGCTGATCAACAATACGCTGAATTCCGGTGCCGTCACGTTCACGGATGGCGTCACATCGCGCACGGTTCCTGCTGGATGTGGATACATCAAGCGCATTCGGAGAAGCTCGCTCCGAAAAGAAAACGGCTACGTGTTCTATATCGCCAGCGCCGAAGTGCATGTCAAAAGCGATGGTGAAGAATGGCGGATGCACCTGCTGGATGAAGGCTATTACCACTTGCAAACTGATGCCGGAAAGCAGAAGAAATCCTATATCAAGGTCTGGGACGATGAGACCAAAGCGGCGGTGAACACTCCCACGGAGCAGCTCCTGGACGGCACTGGCCATATTCTTGACGATACCGATAGTGATGGGGTGGTGGATTTTGGAAGCACGGGCACCAAGCACGATCCCGTTTTCATCGACTTTGACATGATCAGGGAAGCGGACTGGTCCAGCCTCCCGTTCTTCTCCTGACCTCTTTCCTCTACCTGTAACATGTCCGGAATCATCCTCACCCAATCCGCCGCTGATCGTCTCCGGCGCCAATTGCGGGACACTGAACGCAGGCCAGTGAGCAAGCTGCCGAGGCTGGGGCGGAAGTACCGGAGCGTCTCTGTTCAGGAAAAGTGCCCGGAGGTCGATGTCTTGACCTTGTTCGGCCCCATTACCGGCGGAACGGTGAAGTTGCGTTATCGGCTTCAAGATGTCACAGCTGATGCCGTGCTGGACTGGGATACAGACGCAGATACGGCGCAAGCCACGCTCATTTCATCGCATTCAAAAATCAATTCTGGCGATGTCTTCGTGGTCGGTGGACCCTGGCCGACTGTCTCGCTGCACATTATCTGGGATGGCCAGTACAAGGGGAAATATGTTTTTTTCCCGGCTGTAATCCCCGACTTAACCGGCGGGGGAACGTGCAATTTCTGGAAGGCGTCTTCCTCAAACTGGAGAGGTTACTACTCCTGATGTGCTGTCCATCCACCGCAATCATGCCCAAGTGGGCCTCGCTGTTTAAAGTTCGCCTGTCCGATGGCGCGGTGATCTGGTGGTCAGCCAAGGGCAGAATGGCCAATGGCGCACTAATTAGAGATTATACATTCCGGACAATGTCCGTTGTCGTGTCTGGAGATCTGGTCTATGAAATTGGTGGCACTTTTTATCCAACGGGACCGCAGCGATCTTTTGCCGTTCGGGACGACATGGGGCCAACGTATGATTCTTTTTACGACTCCATCGCGCCGGATATCGAGCACCAAGCGAACTTCACACACGGCATCTTAAATTCGTCCGGCGATCATATTTGGATGCCATCCCCTCTGATGGTGCATCGAGTCGAGGCCAACAGCGGAAAATGTGTCTTTGAAAAAAGTATCGACTCCTCATTCGTTGCCAATATTGGCGACGGAAACACGCCATACCTGAAAGAGAGCAACCCCGAACGATGGGTGGCATCGGCGCCCTCTGATGGATTCGTGAACTGGGACAACAACTCACTAATGGTGAGGAGTTATGACAATAGTGGATCCAGCCGAGGAACTCTGTCAGGTGTCCGGTGGTTTTGCGATCATGATGCGGATCATTTCATCTGCGTTCGACAGGCGACATCTCCGCTGGTTGAAAAACGCCTCAAAATCAATCCGGCGGGGTCTCCTACCGACACCTTTCCGGGATTGAGCGTCTACATCCCCGACAAACTCTCCTCGAACGGAAAGAATGTCTCTTTCACGAGAAATGGAACTGCCTTCGTACTGAATGAAGACTTTGATGTCATCGTCGAAAGCGGAGATCCGACATTTTCAATGACTGGAGGCGGGTCAAATCCTTACCTCACAGCAACGGGAACGGATGGGATCTACCTGCTGTTCAACAAATACAGCAGCTATTCCGATGGAAAGCTGCTGATTCGAAAACTGACTGATGACGGCTTGGCATGGTCGAAAACGCTCAACACTGTCGATGTTTCAAATACTTTCTACTATGTCACTCGCGTTATTGAGCGTGATGACGTGGTGTATCTCTCAGGTTGGTGGAAAGATGCTGATTCCGGAAAGATCATGAATCTGGCAGCACTGGACGCAGAGACGGGTGATGTCATCTGGCAACGGCAGCTTGTAAAGCTGACCTCAGAGTCTCTGGGCGGAGCGACCATCAATAGCCCGGGACTGCACTTCACATTTAAGGGGGAGTTCCTGTTTCTGGCCTGCAACGGCACCGTGAAAATTGGCTGATCACCCATCCCAGCCGGGGAGTTCCTGGAACTCGTCCCAGCTGATTTCTTTGCCGGGCAGGGCGGGCAACTGGCGGGACTGGTGAAACCGACCGATTAATCGGCCCTGGGGAGTCCGGCCCAGGCCGGCAGCGCCGAACTCTGCCGAAAGCTGCTTTCGGATCTTTTTCGCCGCTCGCTGAAATCGGCTGAGCCTGCGAATGCGGACTTCGAGCCGCTGCAGTTTGCGGAACAGCGCATCGGCATCATCACTGAGCTGAATCAATGCCCCGGCGGGAATGACGGCAGTCTTACGTGGTTGGGCCATGAGATGCCCTTTCCATTCGCAGGATTTCATCGCGGGCAATGGACTTGAGCGTCAGCCAATCCTCTTTGAGCTCGGATCGTGCCGGCGCATTCACAAAGCGGGCCATGGCCCAGTTCAGCGCGCGGCGACGGGCAGCGAGGTCCAGCGTCTCCAGCGCGGCGGCAATCTCTCGCATGGCGGCAATTTCAACGGCAGTCTGCTCTTCCATGATCTTCCCTCCCTGGTCTGTCACGGACACCGCCATTCTATGCGGAGTTCATCTGTCCCGGTAACCCCTCTTCTCCCCGCCCGTGTGCAGCCCCGGCGCACCGCCGCTGCCCCCCTGCGGAGGGAATCGCGATGGGAAGCCGGGGGAGAAAGTCAGGCAGGGGCGGAGTCAGCGGCAAGGGGCCGCATCATGTCACCGTCACGAAACAGGAGATCGAGGCCCGCATCACTAAGGAGATGAAGCGGGTGCCGTCGCCGCTCCGATCGATGCTGGCGAAGCATGATGTTCACCCGAAGGTGATCACGTTTGATGAAGCCAGACGAATTGACTCGACGATCACCAGCAAGACGCGCGGCTTTCTGAATCCCAGTGCGGATCCCAAGAAGCGGGGCGCCTTTGTGATCATTGACAGGTTTCAGCACCGGCGGGGAGCGAAGAACGCCGCCATGACTGCTCTGCATGAGCAGGGGCACGCCCTGGACCAGCTGAAAGGAAAGGTGGGAGAACCGATCTCATCCAGCAAGGCATTCAAGGCAGCCATGAAAAAGGATCGCCAGCAGCAGAAAAAATTAAAATTCCCGGCAGAGAAACTTAATAATCTGAATTACACTCATTACAAGAAAGCGAACCGTCCCCGGGAACTTGCCGCGGAGGGATTCGCCACGATCTATGGTTCCGGGCGCCCCGCCAACGTGCAGGGAGCCAATAAAACAGCGGATTTCAAAAAAGCATGGCCAAACGTGATCGACGTCTTAAAGGCTGCCTTGAAGTAGGCCCTCCCTATATCCGAATGACACTCTGGCTCTGCCAGGATGGGACAATTGAATTCATGGGGAGCCAGGTCACTCCCTCCGGTCTGCTGTGTGATCTGGGAGGCCCGATCTGTCCGAACGATAACACGAACCTCGATGGCCTGTGCTACGAAGATTTCCGCGCGTTTCTGGACCAGTGCGGACTGAAAGCCCCCACGATTGAGATCCACAATGGAAAGATCGCCCTCCAGTCGAATGACCTGGATGATGACGACTGAAGGTCAGCCGGATGCCTGCATTCTTCTCCGAGGTGACCACGCCGGCACAGTCACATAGCGCGGACCGGCGGGCAGTTTCTTAAGCAAACTTTCTTCAGCACCATAGAGCAGCACGGCGGATGGCTGGAGTTGCTCGATCCCTCTTCGCAGCCCCTTGAGCAGCAAGGCGGAATCTTTGAATCGCGGCCGGCATTCACAGGCGAACGGGCTGCCAGTGTGCAGCCCACTTGTCATTTGCTGAACCGTCTGCCGGTTCCAAGCCAGCTGCGGGAGAACAGTTCTCCCCTGGCTTTGCCACCAGCGGGCCACCCAGCGGGACCGGTACAGATTACAGATTGCCACGGCAAACGGATGATCGCTGTACGCGCTAAAATCGGGTTCAATCAACACCACATCCGTGCCAAGCCGGGAGAGCGAAGCGGCAGGCCGTTCCCAGAGTGGTTCGAGCCGATAGTCATCCACCCAGAATCCGACCAGAGAACCGGCCCGAGGTTTCAGCGTGCGGTCGATCACCAGTGAACCCGGCCCCGAGTCTTCCGCCCGCAATGCCAGCCGGTCCGGCAATGTCACATCCTGCGCGAGCAACTGCGGAATGCCCAGGTCATTCGTACTGGGGAAGACGGGACGGGTGGCGAGCGTCCAGCGTGTTTTCATGACTGACCTTGCGCCCCAAGGGGAGCTGATTGAAATCGGCGGTGCCCAGGAGGATATTCCCCAGAGGAATAATTTCTCCATAGAGAATGGCAATGTCCGGATCGACCGGTACCAGCAATGCCCAAGCTTGCCAGAGAGGACGGCAGTGGCGGGTGCACTCCAGCCCAATTGCTCGCATTTTGAGGAAACGCAATGTTCCGGCGGGATGACCATGGAACCGATGCTGGTTCAGCCGGTTCTGTGCATCCATCAGTAGACGGATCTTGCGGAGCGGCGCCCGATCCAGCACAAACAGCAACTCCTGGTCGGTCACATCCCAGGGCGGAACAAGGTCAGCGGCGATCAA